TTAAACTTACTAAATGACTGAACCCGCCACTTAAACGGCATCTCTTTATCAAGATTTATTAAATCCATTATTGCCTCCTTAAAGATTGTGCCATGTCTTTTATTTCTTCTTCTGTGAATAAATGTTCGTGTATTTCTGATTTATATTCTTCTGGATGGCTTTGGATATAACCTTTTATCCCATAATCTGCCTGGTCTTCTGTCATTTCACTTCCTCCTTTTTCCAAGCAGAACACCAATCTGATGTCCCGATATAATCCTTAATTTTCCTGCATTTTGAACCGATCCTGTAATTGCAGTTATTGCAAATTTCATAAACTTCTTGCTCATCAAAACACGGCTGGCACAATCCGTTAATAACGTCACTCGCCCAGAACCAATCTTTGCAGTTTGTGCATTGTTCTTCCTGTGGTTCATACTGTCTCATCGTATCGCTCCTTCATTTCCTGATATTTTCTATCCGCTGCGTCTTCTTCATTAAAGCCTTTTTTCTGCCTTGCTATTTCCATTAGCTGCGCCGGGATATCCGATTTATCATCAAATATAGCCTTTCTGATCTCGTCAAGGATTTGTCCAGGGTCAATATCCATGTTCTCAATCTCTGGTGGATATTCAGGGCGGCAATCTTCCGGCGGGCCTGAGAATCTTCCTTTTTGTCCAGGGTTTATTGAAAATGAGATTTCGACTGGGATCTCAATGTGAATTGTGGCTTTCATTGTTTGATCCCAACAATTATAACTCCACTGTTTTTACCAAAGGAAACATTTTGAATGTCTTTCATATCTGGAAAGTTTGGATATTCACCGTCCATTTCTTCGTCCGGTCTATCTTCCACTGGTTCAAACCAATAACTACCAAAACAAGAAGCCAAAACCTTATCCTCTCCAAAGGAATAGGAATAATCCGTCGTGTTTGAATTATCCCAAGGCCAGGGCCACCCTTGCTCCGGTAATGTTTTATCGTCTCTGCCTGCCAAAAAGGAATCTACATTTTTGATGTACTCTTCTTCTGTTTTGCTATCCAGGATATTCTTTTCAATTCCTTCAGGATATCCATCCCATGCAATACTGCCCAACCATTTCATATCTTTTGTATTTGTGTAAAAATCTGCTCTTGTTCCCATGCTCCCTCCTTTTAAGTTTGTTGCCCCGGCTATCACCCCGGGGCGGTTTATACGCCAGCAGTCAGCCTGACTGGTTTTTGAGTGTCACATTTTGCACCTCCTGGTTAAAGTTAATAATGTTGTGTGTTCTACCGGCTTTGCATTTTATCCGGCTTGATGTTTACAGGATACAGAAAAAGGAATAGCTTGTCAACAACAATTTGCACATAAGTGAAAATAATTATTTCAATCACGCAAAAGATAATTGTTGCAATTTCTAAAAATGATAGTATAATAAGGATAATATTAACCAATGGAGAAACACAATATGACTATCAAAGAAGCGTTAAACACTATTGACAAGCAGATGCTAACAAAAAATCTTGTACTTTTAAAAGGTTATAGCAAATCTGCAATCGACACAGCTTTCAGCCGGGAGCTTATTTCTAAAAAACTGGCCTACGATATGGAAGAATATACAAGCATAAGTGCATTGTTTTGGCTTATGCCTGATTTGTATAGCGTTAAGGGTGAGAGGAAATGAAAGAAGAAAATGACATAGGAGATGTCGCCTTTATGCCAGAAACTATGATTTATTCTGAAGCCTATCAAAATCTTAATATAAATGGGTTAAGGATATTGCCTGTAGCATTAATCGAAAGCAATAAAAATATTTTATTCAACTTACCATATAAGATATTTCTAAAACCACCATTCAATATGTATAATACAAGCATTGTGAGAGGCTTGGATGATTTACTTTCACATGGTTTCCTTGAATATGTTTCTATAGGATATCCAGGCAATAAAGCATTATTCAAGCTATCAGAAAAATGGGAAATGTGGAAGCCTGGAGATATTATATTTTCAAGAGAAGGTGCAAATAAAAATGTAGATGCAAAAGGCCATGTCTATGTAATAAAGAAAGAAAACGGATTTGTAAAAATAGGCGTTTCTGTAAATCCCAAAATAAGGATATCTGGGATAGAAACCACAAGCGGAGAAAAGTTTTCTGTATCTTGGATTTCGGAACAATGTGATAACTTCTTTGAAATAGAACAAAGCGCACATAAAGAGTTTGGCGAATATAGGGGCGTTGGAGAATGGTTTAATATAGATTTTAATAAGGCCGTTGATTATTGCAAACAGTATGCAAGTTAGGGTATCACTACGTTACTTTTGATTATGGGGATTGAAAACAAACAATAAACAGCAAAGGAGAAACCATGACCTGGGAAATACTATTTGAAGACAAGACAAAATATATCGTTGTGGCAGACAACGCCTTTGATGCAAAAGTTAAGGCTAAAAACCTTTGGCGTGTAGAGCATGAAGGATTTACGCCTGAGATTATACTTTACAGGTTGAAAGGAAAGTAAAATGAAAACAATTGAAGAACTTTCTAAAGACGAACTTGAATCAGCATTTATGCACCAGTTTCAAGACGTAGCTTTTTCTGATAAGCTGTTTGAATGTGCTGTGTGTGGAGAAACCCCGGATGTTTTATTTATCTATATTTGTGATAAGTGTCAGGAGGAATGAAATGAGAGAATACCAAAAGTATGAATTCTGCAAGGCCGTTAAATGCCCCGACCTAATGAAAGGTCGCTGTATCTTAGGAAAGGACTATCCTTCATTTTGTGTATATTCCGCTAAGTCATTTCATAAATGGCTTGAGGAGAATGGGTTTAAGATTATTAAAGATGGATAACAAGTGAGATAGGAAAATATAAAAATGAGTAACCCATCAGAGGCACATTATTAAGAGGTGTGAGGGGTGTTGTTTTATTTTCTCATAGTCGCAGCAATCTGTTCACTCTTATCTGAACTACCCTTGCTTGAACCATAGAAATAACCTATAATATCCTTGTACGTGGCCACAAGCGCTCCGAGTAGCATAGACAACGCTGTCCATGCTCCTTCACCTAATGTCAATTCGTTGCCCATTGTTATAAGAACAATTAAGGCCCCGAAAAAACCGACAACATTTATAGCAGCCAATATATATAATTCATAATTTTTACGGCCAGTTGCTTTTGTGACGCCTACTTCTCGTTCTCTTGCAGACGATCTATCAGCCAAATACATACGGTCAGATTCAATAGCAAGCCTTTTTAATTCGATATTATTATCCATCTCAAACTTTTTTAATTTAAGGGCATGTTCTGGATCTGCTTGTATTGCTTTTAATATTTTTTGTGGGTCTTCTGCATCTGGACCCGATAACCCAAACTCGGAAGCAAGAATTTTAACTAACCCGCCGGCTGCACCGCCAATGGGCCCGCCTAAAATTGTTCCTATGACTGGTGCTGAATTACCGACGAATGAGCCTAAACTTTTCCAAAAATCTGACATTATATCACTCCTCTTACCATTTCGATTAAATCCTCAGCCCGGTTTCTGGTCTGATGATACCAATTTGAATCCATCATTTCTTCAATAGCTTTTGAATAATTTTGATCTTTAAAGGCCTGTATCATTTTTTTAAATTTTCTAAACCCTGCGGGCCCAAGTTGAAATCTCATATCCATTAACACCATTTGAATAGGCTTCGGAAATTCATAGAACTGGCCTTTAAAGACCAAATTCGCAAGGTCCCGCAGGCACTCGTCGATATCATTCCTGAGCAAGTACGTTGCCTCTTCTTCTGTGATGCCTTTGTCAGATAGGTTACGTCCCACTCCTATCGTAGTGCGTCCAGCAGAACAAAGGTAAGGCTTGAAACGGATGCTCTCATGCCGTATCAAAAGTTCTTCGATTGTTTCAGTCATCTTACCCCCTATAAGGTGTCAAGTTATCGCCATTCACAATGTATTCAAGGACTTCATCTCGCCATGTTCCCTGCATACTGTGGATTATTACATGCTGCCCGTCACGTTTAGGTTCCTGACGTGTAACTCTAAGATCTGGATAATAGATAGTGCCATTCCGTAACCTACGTGGCTTATTAAGCAGATCTTCAAGAGTTGTCATCTCACAGCCTTTATTCTAAGCTTTCTTTTTTCATTCGCTCGTTAAGCAAAATAACATTTATGTTTAACTTTTGGATATTTTCTAAAACCTTTTCATTAGTTATTCGTTGTTCCTTCAACCGCTCGGTATTAATCCCTTGCTGAACATTAATACTTTTTATCATTTCCAACAAAACTGCATTATCAACTTTCTTTTCTAACGCTTTTTCTGTCTTAGTACAATTTTCCTTTATTATTACCCCCTGTGCTGCAATGATAGAATTTTGTTGCGAATACAAAAGGCCACATACAGAAAACAGTGCCATGATACCAATTTTATACCAGTCAATTTTTTTCAAGAAAGTCATTTTTCAGAATCCAATTTTAAGGTTTATTTTTAGCTTCCTGTTCTTTTTCATATTTCCAGATTGTATATCCTATTGGCGGGTAAGTTTTCTTGCCAAGCTTTATGCTGTCTTTTTTATCCGGTATCGGATTTGTGGCACAGCCCAAAAGGAAACATAGACTTATAAATATCAGGAAAATTCGTACCATACTCCCCCCTCAGTTTCTATTTTATCCCATTTGTAATTACATGCCTTATAGTGATATACTGTCCTATACCTGTTATCCAATACATAAGCACCACGATCAGTATGGACTATCAAAACTGCATGATACCCTTGAGCTGGTACGGTACACGTTGCTAACCATGATTCAATGTCATGATTATCTTTAAGAGTCTTTTGTTTTGCAATAGCATAGTCCTCACAATCACCAGAGAAGAAATCGCCCTTGGCAATAGGAAAACACCAGACGTCTGGTTTTCCATAATTATCCTGATCGCCAACATACTTTATTTTATAGTTCCAGTATGAATTGACCTCCCGGACAATATCCCATTGCTCTTCTGTTAAGGTTTGCTCTTTCATAGAGTTTCCTCCGGGATATACTTAACAAATTCCAGGTGATCCTTGAGTTGCTCAATCACTTTAGGATCAGCTGTAATCATTGCCGTGATTCTGCCATTGTTTGTCAGGCTTGCCTTGTACATTGATGTTCCATCGACCTTAAAACCTTCCGGCATCTGTGGAGTGCCATTCACCCATGTGACCATAAATATTGCCTTCATTAATATATGCTCCCGGTTTTTGTGGTTATTTCTGCGTCCCATGCTGCATCAGTTCTTTTTGTGGCTGTGAAATTGTCAAGAGTATTCGCTGAATCCGTTGACATAGTACCATATCTTGTGCCCCCAGCTATTCCATTATCTTCAATGGTTTGCTCTGCATCGATCAGGACATTGTTGTAATAGACCTTCAGTTTGATATCATCAGTGGCTGATACATAGTCTACTATCGCTCGAAGTTGCGCTCCTGCTACGTAAGTTGCTGCTGTGTTGATAAGGTTTGTGTATGTCCCTGCTACACATTTCCAGACTTCAACCTTCCCGGTTCCACGATTGTAATAAGCCTGAATGAAATTAGCTGGCGTGTCTTTATCGTCCAGGGCAAGGACTAAACCTGCCATACCGTTTGTGACTGCTGGTATGGTTACGTTTACATCGAACATGCCTTCTGTTATTGATAGGTCGTCTGTTGCAAATAATTCGTTTAGGGTTATTTCTTGCACATATAAATTATCAAGCCAGCCGATTCCTGGCGTTAGAGTAATCTGCATGTAAGCCGTACCACCCTTAAAAGATAAAAAACCTGATGTATTTACAAAACTTGTGGAAGTTACAGAAGCTATTGTTTTCGTTATAGAACCATCAACGATTTGATACTGTATAGTATCCCCTGCGTCTGCTTTTATATCACCCCCCATTAAGTATATTTTACCAACTACCAAATTGGCGGACAGATCATTGGCATCAGATAATGTTACATAAGCATTGCCACCACCAGTAGCATCTATTTTCAATGTATTTGCATCATTCGTTTTTGTAGCCCCGCCGGCCCAACTATAAGTACTAACTCCACCTTCAAACGTACTCGCATCAGCGTCCCATAGACTTGCCTCCAACCCCGGATCATTACTCGCAGCGTTCCCCTGGATCGTCCAGGTCGTTCCACCGCTTTCCCAAGGATTACCCGTCCCTGCCGCACCTGCCATAACTTCCGGCGTGTGTGCACTTACCAGCTGGTCGTTGTTTGTGCCTGTGAAGGTGTCGAAGAACCAAAGTTTTTGAATCACATCAGGATCGAGAACATCCGTGGGGATTAAGAAAGTATCTGGATAAACTGCGGACGCTTCAAGGGCTTGTACATGCTGATATAATGTTGCCGTGTTGTCTGTAGGTGATACCCATACTAACGTAAAAGTGGTATAAATTCCACCCCTGATAAAATACCACATTCCATAGGTAAAATCGGCCTTTGTATCACCTATGACGTACGGTTTCCCTGCCGCATTGAAACTACCGGATACAAGCATTAAACTATAACTCGTTCCGTCAACCACGACACCCACGACAAGCCTTGTTGCGCTAGCTCCAAGTGGAGTCACGGTCAGGTTATCGGCTGCTGAAAACTCAAAGTCTAATCCTGTTGCTCTGGCTATTCCGGCGGCTGTATTAAATCCGAATATGCTTGCTGCCGACGTATTGTGGGGCAGGGTTATAATTGCCGCTTTCCCTAAAGCCTTTGTGGTTCCGGTTGTTTCCCTTACGCCTGTTTGATCCCATGTGCCAGAGCCAACCAGTTCAAGGCGATTTGTGTCAATCTTAACCGTACCAGCACCAGTATCAACAACAGTCAAGCTACCGGTCTCAACGCCTTCGGCTGCTGTGTCGAGGACTTGGGCATCGGAGAAGGTTTGGTTGTCTCCGGTGAAGAGGGCTTCCAATTCATAAAAAGCGGCCGCTGTCGGTATGAACATCCACGGTTTTATCATATCATTACCCCGCTACCCAAGTGCCAGAAAGCGGAATTGCAAACCACTCAAATCCCCCGTCTGTTACTTTAGCACAATATACTGAGATTGAATCATTACCGGCATAACCAGACGCTACGCCAACATATCCGTCATCCGCACCAGCCACCCACGCCCCTGCTGTAAGTAAATTAATCTTGTCGGCTTGTGCAACTGGAGTCGAAAGTCTGAAATATTTTGCCCTGATAGCCGGAAGGGTAACAACACAAGCCAATCCTTCTGCAGCGGTTGGAAGCGTTGCTACGCAATCAGCATCAGTCATGCCATAGTTAGAAACTATTGTCCCCGAACATTGGGCGGCAGTCAACGATCCCGTTTCCGTTATATAAACTTCTTTATTAGTTCCCCTGACAGAACTTGGGGCCGTTTCACCGATAGCTGGGGCAGTCGCTAAAGAACAATTCTGTAAATCCCCGCTTGCCGGCGTTCCGAGTAAGGGTGTTATTAAGGTCGGGCTTGTCGCCATAACGGCACTTCCGGTTCCCGTCTCTGTCTGACGTAAAATATTAACTTTGAAGGCCGTTGTAGTAGTTGCGGTTATTAAAACCATATCTCCAGCACTTGCGGTATATGTCGCCCCACCCTGGACTGTAATTGATCCGGCGTGTGTAAAAATACAGGCCCCCGCACAAATCAAAGTTCTGGTTGATCCTGCTCTATCTGCCGCTGGAAAATCCGTTATGGTTTCAGTTCCGGTAAAATTGATTATATTCCCGGCCGCTGCCCAGATAGCCGATGTCGTGGCATGTGAGGCCACAGTATCGTATGAAAGATTGATTGCCTTTGTGTTTGTGTCGAGTGTCCCGCCTAATTGTGGGGTGGTGTCTTCAACCACATTTGCAATACCACTTGCAATAACTGCCTTGCCATCAGCTTTGGTATAATTTACGCATTGTACCGTATTTGCGCCTGTGGAAAAAAACTCTCCTACATCTCCCGCCGCTGTTGTGATATTTGCCCCACCCGGAAGGTCTAAGTTCGTGGCATGGTGTGTCATTATTAAAATGGCGTCAAACTGCAAGAAGAAATGTCTATTTGCGGTCACTGTCATTGCTGCAAAACCAGTTACACCAGTAACATCAAAATAATCCCCGTCTGTACCGATAACAAGGGGTGAGGCAGAGGCAATATCTGCACCCTTATCCATGCCGATTGAATATCCATTTGGATCAAGCGCACCTGCAAGGGTTATACCCGCACCAACACTTTGTAATATCCATCTTTTTGTGCCGGCGTTCGTGTCTGGTGTTATTACATTTGGACTTGATTCAGCCGCCCCGGATGTTGCATTAAGTTGATAATGATAAATTATGTTTCCTACCATTACCATAGCAAAATCATCTTGCGATAATGCCGCCCCGTCAATTGAATCAAGATCAGCAGCCGTACCACCGATCAAACCTGTTTTGTATTTTGCAAGTGTTGTCATATTTTATACTCCTATTAAGTTCCCCATACAATATCTTCTGCCGTATCTACCAAAGTTTTTAATGCACTGGCTGTAAAACCGCTTAACGTCCAGTTTTGCAATATCCATCTTTTTGTGCCAGGTGCTGTGTCCGGTGCAATAACATCAGGGCTTGACTCAGCTGCCCCAGATGTTGCATTCAAAATATAAATATACAAAACATTTGACACCATACAAAAAGCAAAATCATCTTGCAATAACCCGGCCCCGCTTATAGAATCTAATGCAGTCGCCGCCCCACCTGTTAAGCCTGTTTTAAAATATGCGGTTGTTGCCATCTTGCCCCCTATTGGATATCAATATAATGATAAAAGAACCTTTGTTCTTGACCACCATCAAGAGTTAAATCGAAAATTATTGTAGCCTCAGATCCCTTAAATGAAGTAACAACCGGATATTGCAATCTAATTGTAATCGTATCAGTTCCCGATATTGTTGTATACCCGACCTCAATCAAGTCTGTGATTTGTATCTCATCGGCAATTGTATTTTTACCGTCGATTATCCCATCATAAGCCGATACCGTCACATCAGATATGACCGTACCATACGGCAAAGCTCCATCGTTTGCCGTGGCAGATGAATTTATTGGAAACTGAAAAGAGAACGGCCCCCAAAGTTCACTTGTCGAATTAATTTCTATTTTTCTAACTGGGAAATTCACACGCCCCCCTATGTTGCTAATATGATGGAAAGTATTTGCAGCCCTTATAAAATGGAATAAATCAGATGAAGCAATTAATATGATAACTGATTCATCTGATTCACTATCAGCCCATCTCAAATAAACCGGCGTCCTGCTCCAAGATATATCGGTATCCCAATTAATAGGATTCATTTAAAATGTTCCTTTTTGAATTTAGATGCATCTTTTCTTATCTTCTCAATAAAATTATTATAAACTTCAAAATCTGATTCAAAACCTGCAAACTTTGTTCTAAGTATTTTAAATTCTGTTTCAAGCGGATAAACTTTCCTGATTTCTTTTTTTACAATATCATTTACATCTTTGATCGATCCAACAAATTCGCCTTTAAAAACAGGGCAGATATTTATTTCTTCTACTGTTTTATCCCAGGCCTGAGTTTCTTCATCAAATTTAAGGATATCGTTTGTCCAAATAAAATCCCAATGTATCGGCTTCATGCCGGCCAATTTTATATTTGATCCTGAATAATTATTCCCGGTTTTTATACAGTCTAAAATAAAATATTTAATTGATCCGGTTTCTTTTTTTACAATAGCTATATTCATTATGTATCACTCGCTACAACTGTATTATTTGCCCCTGCGTCAGATATAGACGTACCAACTCTATATGTCGTGTTACCAGTCCCTGTATTATCATCAGCAAGACTTGTCATTAATATACCTATATCGCTCGCACCATTTCGCACCATATCAATTCCATTGTTCGATATTTTATTTCTCAATGATTTGGTTGCACCTGACCCATAAACATATATACCATATCTGGGATTAACAACCGGTGATTGCTGATTGTTAATTTTTATTATGTTATCAGTGAATACACCATCAGTACAACACAATGCTCTTATACCATAAGGTATAGACGTAGAATCGAGAGCAAAATCAATTGTATTACCAATCACTGATGGAAGATTAGATATGTTGACAGATCCTACTGAGATTCCTGTTACGCTTGTATTTTCTGTATCATTGTCAAATAGAATTGTATTCTGTGCAATTTTAACATTATCACTAGAAGAATAAATCCCAATAAATGATGTATAAATACTTGATGTCGAAATAGCTGAAACTGTATTGTTTGCAATAACTGGAGCAATCGCTGTGGCATCAAAAAAGATTCCTCCATAATATACATTTTTTAATCTGTTGTTTGAACAAATAGCGATATCACCGGCTGCCGTATAAGAAGATATAGTATAATAAGTTTGGCCATCGAAATCACAATTATCTATTTTTATATTATCGGTTCTACCCCTTACCCCAAATACACCACCAGTAAAAAAACATCTAAGCACATCAATGACGCCAACTCCATTTGTTGAATAAATACCGAAATCTCCCGTACCAGAACCACCTGCTACGCCATCGTCAAACAAATTAAATACTATTTTATCAAAATATGCCTTGCTTGCGTTTTCAGCCGAAGTATCCCCATATAAATAAATCATAAAAGATGCATCTGATACATTCTGGCTATCAAGAGTAAAGTTTTTAAAATTATATGTTTTAGTTAAATTGTGAAACACAAAACCACTTTGTCCAACTGCATTTTTTATAACCACATTTTGAGATTCTCCAATTATATCTATATTCCTATCTATCATATAAACAGGTTGAGTTAGCTGGTAATCTCCATCAAGTATATAAATTCCACTGTGGTTAGAATCTACCAAAGCATTTAAAGCCGTTTGTATGGATGTATAAGGCGCCCGTAAATCATTGGGCCCCACAACAAGATAAGGATTGCCCCAAACTTCAAAGCTTGACGTTGCAACTCTTTTTGAACTTGCTGGCCCTGATATGGCCGGTTCAAAAAATTTTGAACCCGGTTCAGCAGTTGGCACAATCGGATCAAACGCCAAATCACCCCAATCGTCCATTGTGTCAGAAAATAATATGCATTGAAACTGCATGGAAATATCTTCGTTGATTGTGATTGAATCGACCAAAGCAGTGTATGTGCCGCCAAATATGTCCTGGTCAATTGTGATAAACTGATCAGGTATTAAAGCAAGCTCAGTCGCTTTCGTTAAAAAAGATATGTTTGCTTTTTCGAGTAGTTTTCTTTGGTAATATAAAGATCCTAGTTTTTGGACATGCTGAGAATTTTGAACGAACGGAATCTCTAATGTTTCATCGCTTAAATTATTAGTTGTTGCCTTTGCAGGCACTTTGTAAATATTAAATTTATCTTGCGCCAAACCGCTTTCTACTGCTGATAAGTACCCGCCATCGTTGATGGTGTCTTTTAAGATTGTTGAGTAACTGAAAGTACCTGAATCAATATCATTCATTTTTAAAACTTCGGTATCTGTCATTGTCGCCTGGGAAGCGACCGTCTGAACAAAGATATTAATCTGCTCGTCAATAAATAAAGATGCATGACACATGTTTAAAAGTTTTGATAAAGATTCTTCCCTGGTTTGATTGTACCAAAAAGCCCCATTGAATTCTAAACCCCACCCTGTAAAAATAGCCGCCGCTGTTGTGAATGAATCGTCGTTGATATCGTCATCCGCCGCACCCATATCTTTTAAGACAAATTTAATTATATCAGCCGGGTTAGTCATTGAAGAAGTATCAGACCTTGAAAACTGGACTGGATGATCCTCAACGCTTTCGCCCGTGGCTTTGACAACGCCAGGAGAATCGTCTGTCCCGTCACCATCTAAATCATAAATTAATGGTTCAAGTAATGTCCATTCCTGTGCATCTGCATCGGTTATATCATATTGATTTAATCCAGTTGTCCACTCAAGGAATGGCCCAACATCCCTCGGACTTCTCAACTTTGAAACAGTGTATGTCTTATCTGATTTTCCGAGTAAAAACATTCCCCTATTTTGCTTAATTACTGCTTCTACCGTTTCAGCAACAAACCCAGCGCTCTCGATAAAATATAAAGTTGTGGCTGTTGAATTCGGATAAACTAAAAAAGTACCATTGTTTTCAGCATTTACCGCTCCGGTTATCGTGCAAAAAATACCCGTTGCAATATTACCAAATCCGGCTCCTGTTATACTACATCTTGCGCCAGCCGATGACGCAACGAATGTTACGGTTGCGGTCACTGAAACCGCTTCTGAAATAACACAATATTTTAAAGGAACGTAACATACACCAAAAGGTAAAGGCACTTTAACATCTGAATTGTTATCAAGCGTGGCAGTCGGAAAAACCTCTCTTGCGTATCGAGTATTTGGATAATCACCTTTTAAAATCTCTTGGAAAAAATCTTCGCAATTACAAGTAAATTCATGCGGCCCTGGATCTGCGCTTTTGATTTTAAACCGCCATCGCCTGACCACCCCTTCAACCGTTCCATTGTCAAGATATAAACTTATCCAAACTTTTCCGCCCACAAAATCTGCCGGATCGAGAGCGTGACCAATATTTGAAACTCCAAAAGTAACATCGGATGGAGAAATTATTGAATATTCACTTTTAGGCCGGTTCATTGTTATGCCTGAAAAGGATAAAATCTTAAAAGTATAAGTCGTTTCGTCTATCCAATCGGCATCCCATGTGATCGTTGTTGGATCATCCCAATCAGATCCTAAAATGACGCTCTCTGTTTTTGTACTCCATTCATAAACAACTTCATTCGTATCAATAACATAAAAAAGCCATGTTGCCTTTTTTGTTGTGCTGTCAACAAGTGTTTGCTGATATGTGTTTAGAGTGATTGCCATTAGTCGGCTATCCTGCCCAAGATTTTAAAGACTACATCCACGCTGGAAAACCCGCCCAACTTTCTAACCCTGTCCATATTGCTTTCAAATCTAACGACGTATGTATGACCATCGGTATATTGCAATTTAAAAGATTCAACTTTCCCGTTTCCCTTTGCTGCATCATGCCAAAAATCAAAGACTGTGCCTGCATCAGAATCGGATAGGGCAGAGAACGGATAAACAAGATATGCAATAACTGTATCTGATATCGTTACCCGCTCCTCAGATCCGTCAACTCCTAAATGGATGATCTGATTTTTAGAAGTGTTTTCCTGGACATCTCCCCTGGCTTCCAATGTCATCGTCTGGTCATTGTCAGCTGTGGCAATACTGATATAATCATAAATCTCTTTTGCGGCCATTATGCAACCTCTCTTATCATTTTGATCAGTTCAGGATTTGACCGGCCTTGATTCGCTATCACCCGGGCAATTTCTCGGCCATCAACTTTAAGAATTATAGTTTGATTTCCCCCTCCCATATTCCCGGCAAGTTTTTTCATGGCATCCTCGACACCAACCGATTTCAAAAAGCTTGATCTTTGCGGCTCATACGTAGGAACAAACCATTCTGGCCCAGCTTCCCCACCAATTGTTGGCGAACTCATAAGACCACCTGACGCTCCAAAATTAGGCACTTCCGGCTTATTAACAGATGTAACAGGACTCCCAACCATATTACCCAATGAGTTGAATAATGACCATATTGGCGTTCTATACCCGAACATATCCGCAGAAGTCAATCCGGTTTGAACCCAACTATATTGGACGCCCTCATATTTACCGGCCTGTGCTGCTATGTCTGCTATCCCACCTGTAATTTGTGGGATGGTCGTTCCTGTCAATTGTCCTGCAAGGTCAGTGAACATATCCCCGATTGCTTTTAAATCGGTTGCCGTGCTTGTAACGGTGTTTCCGAGAGGGAGTTGTGTTCCAATCAATCCAAGATTAAACCCCTCGATACCTTGGCCGCCTGTGGCCGCTGAAACTGCATCAGGCAAGGCCGTTTGTAGCTGAGAAGTCAATTCGCCTATTAAAGCTTTTGCTTCGTCAAGTTTTCCGGTATTGATTGCGGCGTTTAATTCGTCTAAATCAAAAGTAATATAGTCAGATAACTTTATTGTTTCGGATAAAAATTCAAACCCACTTTCAAAAATATCAAACCCCAAGGCAGCCTCAAGGTTTTGTAAATCTGTTTTTATAGAATTGAACGAATCTAAATAATCCGATGACGTTGATTCTAAGGCTTTTAAATAACTTGGCACAAGAGAAACTAATTTGCTGACCGCTTCTTTTTGTGCTGCCGGGTCAACATCTGATCTTGATAACTCAAGCAACCCTGCATATTCTGCACCAAGGGCGCTAATATTTTCAGTCGGTGCAAGATCTCCAAATGTCATGCTTTTTACCAGATCATTTACAGACCCAAAGGCATCGCTTAAAATACTTGTTTGCTTTTGGAATTCTGACAATAAATCTGATTGCGTGTTGTCGATATTTGATAAATAATTGTTTGATGTTGTTAAAAGATTATTCGTTATACTGTTGTCATTATTCGTTATATTTGATGGTTTCGGATAATAAACCGTTGACTTTCCGGTAATTACTCCCAGGCCATGCTCGCTGACCATTGACCCTTCAAACAATGAACTTTGCGAAGCGGCTTTTTTTCTATTTTCAAGGGCTATCTCTTCGTTGACTCTGGACGATGTTGTTTCTATCATTGCATTGGCAGCGGCAAGATGATCTTGCACCATGTCATCGAAAAGATTTTTTACTACTTCTGTTTTATCTTGTTCTAAAAGAATTTCTTTTGCAATACCCTCGTCACGTTCTTTTACAAGAAGATTAACTTGTTGCGAATACCATTTTTCAAGCAAAATAGAATCACCGACGACTGCCTTTCTTTTTTCATATTTTGCATCAAGCAACCCACTCTCATATTGAAAAGTATCTTCGGCATTACGTATAAGTTCTTCATTAAGAATTATATTCATTGCCTCAACCGCTTTAATATGAGATTGTAATGCTTCGGTGTTTTTACCTATTATATCTTTAGTTTTCGATACTTCATCATTATATATGGCATACCCTTCTGTTGTTGATCCTATCGCTACGGTTACAAGGCCTGCTACATCGGCTTCCGCTTTTTGCTTAGATATAATAGCATCAACCATATTTTGTCTATCTCTAAATGACGCTGACACAAATTTATCAAAGTCAATTAATCCATCCTTTGATAGTTGCAAACCTTCTCTAAAAGTATTTGTAACGCTTCTCAAATCAAGAGTTTTTACAACCCATGCCCCGGCTTTCACCAATCCTGCCATTGCATCTGCTAAAATAAATACATTTGATGCCATTTCCTGCAATGATTTTTGAGCTTCAGGGGAAGAAACCTGCTTTGTGAATTCCTTCATTGAAGTCGTGGCGGTATCAACCAAAATAACCGTGGCCGGCCCGAAAGCCTCGCCCATTTTTACCTTAAAATCATCAAGGTATCTTTTAAATGATGTTATCTTTTTCCCGGCTGTTGACATTGCAGATTCATAAGTTCCTGCAATGTCTGCACCCCTTTCTATAACCGTATTTAATCTTGCTTGTGTTTTTTCCGCATCGGTCAAGTTGTTTGCTGTTTTTCCTAATTGTTCGGCCAGCTTTTTATAAGCATTTTCAAAATTTACAGTTATGCCTATTGTTTTTAAGACCTCTATTTGAGCTGTCTGAATACCATAAACCATTCTTTCAAGGGCAGCGGATGAATCTATATTACCAATTACAGCGGCATCTTGAGCAATCCGGCCAAGTTTTGTGGCTTGCGTTAAATCAATATGGGCCTGAATTAACTTTGTTACAACTTCTCTTGATGATGTCATTGAAATACCGGAAACCTGCAACGATTTAGCATATCTATTGACTTCTTCTGCGGATATGCCAGCGTTTCTACCAACCGTTTCCATCACTATTCCGAGCGTTTCATATCTGGCAGCAGCCATGGCTGATTCTTTGATAAAACCAGCTAACTTGACGCCTCCCCACGCTATTCCCAACGCAGCAACCAGCTTAGTCACAGACGCTACACTGACGCCAAGGCCGGAAGACATAGCGGTTGATGCAGATTTGGTATCTTTTTCTATGCTGTTAAGAGACGATTTAGCTTTTTGAGCAAATTGAGTTACTTTGACAGAACCCTTATCATCCACTGTTAAAACAAGTTGTAATTTTTTAGCCATTATTTCTTATCCCGTTTCAATAGCCTTTTGATTTGCTCGATAACCACTCCTGCTTTATCCCAAAAAATAACCCTTTGTTCCATGTCAAGATCAAAGTCGCTCATTACGTTCGATACCAGCCCCAGGTTAAACCCTCCCATACCACTCTGGATACCAGGGAGGATTTTTTTGAATATAAACCAAAAACCTTTATTCCCTTCTTTAAGTTTTTGAACAATTCCCCTGGGACAAATCTTAACAAAATCAATTCCCTCGCATTCTATTTTTACAAAACCATCTTTTATTTGTCTTCTGCAATCGTGGCAGGATTGACTTTTGGAATCAAGATACCATCCTGCCCAGGTTGCAAATTTTCCAACTCTGCCCGCATTTTTGATTCAAAATTTGAATTGTACTGATAAACAAATCCACCTATCCCGCCAAGGTTGAAATTAAAAACTGTGTCTTTGTTCGCCTTTGTGCATGGGATTTCATTATCCTTTGCATCTGTTAAATTACGCCATCCCTTCACAGATTCCATAAAGATTTTTTTCCTCTGATCGCCTGAAATAATAATATTCTGGTCAGACGATACCCGGACATCATTAAGACCCACCGGATAAGGTTTTATCAGGATTTCGCACCCATCATATTCAACCCATCTTTCTTCATACGTCTCTTTTGATATGTTGATTTTCACTTTTAAAGCCCTTTCACGTTTATACGTTTGCTGTAAATGACGGCATCCCGTCCATTGTAAAATCTATTCCTTCTTTGACAACATCACCTACCGGAGCATTAACACTCAATCCATTAAACCAAACCCAAGCATTAAAATGATCGCCTGTCTGGTCTTGATCCGGATCATAATTAAAGAGTTGCAAAAAGAACAATTCTTTTGTTGTGATACCATCCAAGAAACTATCAGACCCGATAAAAAGAGTTTCTGCGCTTCCAGTTGCCCCTGCCTGGCCTGGAACATTGTTTTTCCATGCCTGACCCATATATGATGCGTCTGCAAGGTCAAGAGAAACATTGAAAGACCAATTTGTTAAATACCCAACCTTTTCAAGCCCAGACGCCTCGATTGCTCCAAGGTTGCCTTCCACTGTCACAGTACCAACATTGTTAGAAAAATAAGCCATGCCGGTTGTATAATTAATACTCAGGACATGCTCACCTCCATCGTCTGTGAATACTGGTTTGTGGTTAGGATTCAAGATCCGCTTTGTTGCATCTGTGATTTGGGCAGTAGCACCAGCCTCTGTGCATGGCTCTGCTTTTAAATTACTTACTGTCCATTCATCCAACAATGTATGCCCGGTTGTGGCTGCAAACGTCACTGTCTGGCCATCTGCCAGTGCTTGTGCAGCCCCTGTGATAGCAACCGTATCTGTATAGGCACCACCATCTTGCCGCCATCTAAAGGTGTCTGGAATCGCCTCTGCATCAATCTCAACTTCAAAAAAACTACTATCAGCACCAGAGAATGCAGTACCCCATGTCACATCGTTTATCCCAGATCCAATAAACCCGTTAGGCCTTAGCCTGTAAATTGCCCCATGCCGTCCATGCTGGGGTGTTGTAGGTGAAGCCATATGCTACCCCCTTTATGCTACAACAAGAACTAATGCGCCGTCACCAGTAAAGTCAAACGAACAATTGACAGTATCACCAACGGCTGCTGTTACAGCAAACCCATTAATAAATATTCCATTTGCTGCTGTTGACCAAAGATAATCTCCAGTGTCCTCAAGAGAAAACTTTATATCTGCAAGCTTTGTTCCAGGTGCTGCTGTTACAATGTTATCAAGCAACGCTTTCTGCTCTGTATTACCGGCAACGAAATGGAATGTCATAGAGCCTGTCCATCCTGCTTGACCTACAACATTGTTCTTCCATGCTTGTCCCTGATAGCTTGCATCTGCCAAGTCTACCGATACGTTGATGGTCCAATCTGCTGAATATTCAATCTCGGTTGCCCCATCAATGATTCTACATACCCTTCCATGAATTGGTGCTGTGTTTCCTGCCATTTTACTTCTCCTTCATTTTTTTCGGTTTAATAACTTTTTTTGAAGCAAGCTTTTTTTCTTCCAGGTCAAACAATTCAATTTTGACATCTGGACAATTCAAACAACTTGCATTTATTCTTGTTTCTTTTTTGCAATCTTTTTCACAAGATAAAATTGCAGGCCCTTTGTAAGGTTTCATTTTTTAAATACTCCCAAAATTATAAAAATATTTCAGTTCCACAACTATATCAAAAATCCCAAAGGCGTCTTCTGGCCCACCTTCGAAATATTCCGTGTCTCTTATAAATGTTGCTGTGTAATAAGTCGGGTTATGCGTTGAACTGGTCAGAACCTTTTCAACATCAGCAACAAGTTTATCTAAATTATCATAATCGTCATTCCGGGCATCAACATTACAAAAACCCCAAACATGTAAAACCAATATTGACATTGATCCTGTTTGATAATCATCTTCTCGGATATTCTTTTCCTTCCATATTGTAAGACCAGGTAATGCTCCAACCATATCATCAATGGTTCTAACGCCCCTTTTTACAATCGCAACATCTGATTGATACCCGTTTGCTATTGTTATTTTTTCAAGTGATAATTTAATTGCATTTAAAATTGTGTTTTGTAATGAAATTGTCATTTGTTAAAATCCTTTGCAATTGCATCTACCACCATTTTTTCAAACTGTGTGACCCCACTCATTAAGGCAGGATACATAAAAGGCCTTTTTGGTATTTTAACCGGGTATCCTTTCGGCCTGATTGTTCCGCCAAATTCATGGACTGGAGCGGAGGCACTACCTGATTTTAATTTCCCCCAAACCGTATTCCCCAAACTTCTAACCTCACTCGATATGCTGCCTTTCAATTTTCCGGATCTTGAAATAATACGATAAGGATGCGGCCCTGACATAAAAGTTGACTTTGCCTTACTTTTTGCAGACTCAACATGTTTCCGCATTAAAGGAAGAATAATAGGCTTAAAGTCTTTTGTTATGTCTGGGGTCTTTGCCCTTAGTCTTATTTCCATTAGACTACTATTGTCCTGTTCATGTTTGCCAGCATCCTAAATTCTGGCAAAAAGTTATCATAAAGTTTTGTAAATGCTGTCGTTCCACCATCTGGGCCAAAGCTTTTTGAGCTTACGCCCCATCCCCTATCGCGCCCCTGTTGAAACCAAAAACACGACTGTCTGATTAATGCTTGTTTTAACCATGCCGGAACAAGGGCATCTGTATATCCTGCTGTATAATCCACAACAATATTCCCGACAGAATCATTAATTGGGAAAGCACAATCAACACACCCGGTATCATAATTAATACGGTAATTATTTAAATATCTTTCTGGAATTTCTAAATTGATTTTGTCAGAGTCAATGCAACTTGACGGATACATTCTCAATAATTCGGATGATTTAAAAGAACTATACCCGGACGTAACTTCTGCACTCCACCCAGAGCCAATAGCATTGACCGCCGCTGCTACTGTTGCAATGGTTGGATATGTAACCCATGTCACAGATGTATTTGCTGTACCACGATCAAGAATAAGCTTTAACCCGGTTGATAATACCTCTACCGTGGCAGTAGATTGCTCAGACGTGTTCATTATTGTCATTATTCCGGTCCGGCCTATTCCTATTCTGGTCAATGCTGTAACAGGATAATTTGACAATTGGAAAAATGACTTTCCGGAAC